TAATTATTAAATATCTCTTGTCCTTCGTCAGTATAATTATATACATCATCTTCATCTACATAGATGCAATTTTCATAATACTTTTCACCTAATTTTTCTTGCATCATAAAGTCTGCAAGCTTACTTGTTACTTCTAAAAAACTAGGAGTATCTATATAATATTTATCAGGCTTCATTCTCTATCTCCTCTAGCCACTCCATAGCTCTCTCTATTAGATCACGTGCTTCTATTGCTTGTGTATGTGCTTCACTAGCTTGTATCTCAGCTTCATTAGCATTATCCACAGCTCTATCTGCATATTCTTTTGCTTGTTGTAATGTATTTGAAACATTACCTATACTGTTTTTTAAGTCGTTCATAATATTTCTCCTAATCTAAAGTTGAATAAGCCCAAGCATTAATATCATTAGCTTTTAATTCTTTAGCTACTGTTGATGCAAACTTATCTTTTAATTCATAAGACTGTCCGTAGTCTGATACATAAAACTGTAGACCATGATAGCCGTTGCTAAAGTTGGCATTCTTTTTAGCCCACTTAGCAAAGCTACTTCTACCATCACTCAGTACCACTCGAGCAAACCCACAAGCACCATGTATATGTTTACCACCATCTCCATCTACCCAGAGGTGCATGCTCTCCTTATGGCTACTTGCTTCTTCTTTTCCTTTGGCTACTGCTCTGTTCCAAATGTCTTGAAAGTTTATTTCAGTCATGTCTTTCTCCTTGTTGAGTTAATTAATATAGGTCTTATGGACTTTTAAATTACATCTGTCAAGTCTTAATGTAATTGAGTAATAAAAATATTATTAGATATAATCTCAAGTGGGGTCAGCTCTGCTTCTTCTACTAAATATTTTTGAGCATCTCTTTCAGTCTTAAATTTCAGTATGGACTTGTCAGTATCGTGTACTAATATATCACACCAATCTAAATTTTGACTGTCATCTATCTGAGTTATAATAAAATTTTTTATCATTACTGTTCCTTTCATTCGGTATAATACCTAATGCAATTCCATGTAATACAGAACACAGACATGAGGTTTAGGTCATGTCCGTATAGCTGTAAACGTAGGTTAATCATGGGCATACACTTCTGCAAAAGGATATGTTTGCTGTGCTTCTGCTAGTGTGTCAAAGCTATCAAGTATACGATTGCCTTGACGTAATACCCACACATCACGTGCAGGTATGTATTCGATTGAGATTGTTTTACGCATTGATTCCTTCCTCTTCCGTTATTTGTAGGCAATGATACTCCTCTGCATTACTCAAGCAAGTGAACACACGTGTATCAGTCTTGTTCGGTGGGTCTAAAAATTCATCAGGGTTGCGTAGCATATGTAAAAATTCCTCGATTGATGCTACGCATATAGAACTTTTTCCCCACGTATTCCTCTGCACGTACCATACGTGAGAGAAATACTTTGTATTTCCCAAAAGTGTGTCTTGCTCTACACACGTAGGGATTTTTGTTACGTTATCGTAATTACTCATGTTGTTCTCCTAGTGTTGCGATAGGTGTACGTCTGTACGTCTACCGATTGATGATAAACTGAAGCAACCACCCTTGCAAATTCCACAATGGTTTGTCAGCTTCTTGTGCGTCTTCGGACACATGAACATACGTTTTTCGTTCATGGTGGTACGTGTATCGTCTCCGTAGAACATGGTATTCCAACCGTCAGATTTCAACAGTCGAATTTCGTTTTCCGTATTCGTGGGGTCGAGTGATGCGTTGAGTGCTAGGTTAGGCAAGGGCATGAGGTAACGTGCTATCAAACCTCGAAGCTCGATATCTCTCCAAGCTCGTGTAGGTAGCCACAGATTACATCAGGAAATTCCTCGCATAATATGCGTATACGTTGAACGTCAGATTTATCCTTGATGCCTTCCCCACGTGTCATCAGTCGTACTCGTTTCGTTTGCCTACGTGAGTTTTTAAATTTCTTACGCAAGCTTACAAGGCTTGGGTGGTCGTACGTGTGGGCTTGAGTTCCGTACGTGTGTAATCTTGTGGTGGGTAACGATTGCCAGAACTCCTCGTTGCGTATGTCTTTCGTCAGCATGGCTGGGAACATACGGTAGAGCTTGATGTTGTAGCAAGTCGCATCACAAAAGCTCGTACGGTTAACGCACGAGCCTGTGATATTTGTGTTTGGAATGTCGTTGATAGGTCGGTCTAGCGACCACATACCTATGTCTGCACACCAACGTAACGTATTATCCATGATATGTTTCCTCCATGTGAGTTAAGTACGCACGAGCTTCGGTTTCGCTCTGAAACGCACGGTATTGACGTGGAAATTGTTCCATCTCACGATCCTTCGTGTACATGAAAAAATCTGCAAGTGAGAGTTTTTCTAAACCCCAATCGCAATGGTCTTCGACCACGTATATGGTTACATCACGTGTACTTACGTACTCGTCAAGTATCTTGTTAAACTCGTTTTTCGTGATAGGCATGGGTATTCTCCTCATGTAAGGGTGTGCATAGACACATGATGCCTATGCACACGGTTAGTGTTTAGCTGTTGATTATCGTATATTTTGCTGGTGCATCTACACGTTCGAACCATGAACGATCAAGCGACCAGAATGGGTCGTTCTTGTACCAGTACATACTCATGTTACCGTTCGCATAATGCGTGGATTGTTTAAGAACAGCTTTGCCCTTCCCACGAGAGTTTAACTTGATACCCCTACGGTAATGCGTACCTTTGACACCAGTTCTGACTTTCTTTCCACCTACATACGCATAGGTGTATATTTTCTGTACAGAGCCGTGCTGATTAGCCCAAACTCCTGTCTGACGTCTACGATACATTACACGAATACCACTCGGTATCTTCGTGTATGTCCATGACCACGTAGGAACAATCGGGAACAGAGGAATTCTTGCTCCGAAGATTGTGATAGCGAAGGCATGCACAACATGTACGTGCCACGTGTTAGTTATTTTTTTGCTCATTGGAAAATCCTTTCGTAAGCAACACATATGATCGTCATATGCAACGAGATCGACAAGTTCTGCCGATTGATTTAAACTACCAAATTCCGTTGAGCTTGTCAAGTCTCGCAGTTTTCTGCCGTTTTTCGAGGGGTTTTAGGTCGTCATGGGTAGGCACGTATGATGACCTGTGCCCACATATACGTATATACATACATATACCTGTGAGAGAGAGTGGAAGGGTGTTTGAAGTCTCTTACGTCATGTCAGGCATAGGCATATATGCACACGTAAGAGACGTGAGAGACGACTTAGTCTCGATTGGTACTCACGTCTGGGACTCCTACGTCACGTAAGGTATCCATTATGCCTACGTAATGCCCATATGACCTCATACGTGTAGGGGTGGGGGAAAAAATCTGTCCAGTCTATATATATATATAAATGATACTCTTATATATTTACTAAAAACCAATGATCGGTCATCAATCGTCAATACGGCTGTGACAGCTAACTTTAGTGGAGAGTATATATAGTACTATATATTTAAGTGGACAGTATATATATTAAAGATAGATATAAGTACTTTACTTATCTTTTATTATCTTTATTTATCTTAGTATATATCATATAACTCTAATTAACTCTAATTAACTTTAATTAACTCTAATTAACTATATAGTATATTTAATTAAATAATATTTTACTTGCATTATAGAACTATATAGTCTATACTTCAAAACATGGAAGAGACTACAAAACTTAATACCTTTATACAATACAAATATAAACTATTAGAAGTACTAAGAAAATATTGCGAAACTGATTTTCTTTCTTTTGTACAGAAAATGGCACCTACATTAGTGTCTGATTGGAAAACAGGCAGACATATAAAGGTTATAGCTAACAAATTGAAAGATTTGGAATCAGGTAAAATAAAAAGGTTAATGGTTTTTCTTCCTCCAAGGTCTTCAAAGTCTGTAATCTGTTCTAAACTTTTTCCTGCATGGTATATTGGTCGTAATCCAGAACATGAAATACTTACAGTTTCTCATAGTGACCAACTATCTAGTGATTTTGGTAGATCTGTTAGAGATTTAATAACTACTGAAGAATATCAAAACATTTTTAATGGTGTAACTTTAAGAACAGACGTAAGAGCTGCAGGTAAATGGAAAACAAACCAAGGTGGTACATATTATGCTGCAGGTGTTAGGTCTCAAATAGCTGGTCGTGGTGCACATGTAGCTATTCTTGATGATGTTATGTCTGAAGAAGATTCTTATTCAGAAGCTGGTAGAAAATATGTAAAAGATTGGTATCCTGCTGGACTAAGAACACGTATTATGCCGAATGGTAGTATTCTTATTATTAATACTAGGTACCATTATGACGATTTGTGTGGATGGTTATTAAAACAACAACAAGAACAATCTGAATACGAAGTTATTCCTTGGGATGTTGTAAGAATACCAGCTTGGTTAGATGAAGAATCAGCTGAGTTGTTAGATCTTCCAGTAGGTTCTAGTTATTTTCCTGAATGGAAACCAGATGAAGTATTAAAAATAGATGAAAATGAAATTAAAGCTTCTAATGGTAGTAGATATTGGAATGCTTTATATATGCAGGACCCAACTCCAGACGAAGGAGGTCTTATTAAAAAAGATTGGTTAAGAGAGTGGGATCATGCAGACCCTCCAACTTGTCAATTTATAATACAAACCTATGATACAGCATTCTCTACAAAAACTACAGCAGATTATAGTGTTATACAGACATGGGGTATCTTTAGTAATTATGAAGTAGATTATGATGGAACAGAAGAGTTCCCTGCTAATCTTATTCTTCTTGGTAATATAAAAGGTAGGTTTGAATATCCAGAACTTAGACGAATGGCTCAAATGTTATATTATCAACATAAACCAGATGTATGTCTAGTAGAAAAAAAAGCTAGTGGTCAATCATTAATACAAGATATGAGAAGAGGAGGACTTCCTGTTCAAGATTATTTACCAGATAGAGATAAAGTAAGTAGAGTATATGCAGCATCTCCTATGATTGAATCAGGAAGAGTATGGATACCAACAGGTAAACCTTGGGCTGATGATTTAATACAAGAATTATTACAGTTTCCTAATGCTGCACATGATGATCAAGTAGATGCAATGACAATGGCTATACATTATATGAAAGAGTCCTGGCATTTATCACATCCTGAAGATCCTTACTGGGAAGAACAACCACGTAAGAAAAAAGTTGCATACTGGAGAATATAATGATAGTATTCTTTATTAGCATTCTTGTATATTCTTTTTGTTTTAAAGGTTTTTAATATGGCAGAAGATGGTTTACGTTCTATAAAGTATGGTGTAGGTAATCAAGCAGTAATTAATAATAATCCTATTACATTAGAGAATATGAAAAGAGCAGGATTATTTGCTGCAGATATGGTATCACCAGCATATGATATACAAGAATATAAACAAGGAGTAGAGCAAACTCTTAGTGGAGATCTTTATGGTATACCTAGAGCAGCAACAGGTTTACTGGGCATGGCTGTTCCAGGATCTAAATATATAAGTAAAGCAGCAAAAAAAGCTGCAAAGAAAATAACTCCTTCTAAAAAACCTTTACCTAAAGTTACTGCTGAACAAGAAGAAAATTTTATAAAGTCTTTATTAGATCCTTCTTTTAAAGAAAAAATAGGTACTAGAACATATCCTAATCTTCCTGTAGGAAAAGAAATTAAAGCTTATCACGGAACAAAAGAACCATTTAAAGGAGAAGGTTTTCAAACTGGTACAGGAGTTTTATTTGTATCACCAAATCCAAAATTTGCTGACTCATTTATGAGAAGTAAATCTGATTTTAAAAAATATGAAGCAGGAGCAAGAACATATCCTTTAAGAATAAATAAAAATGCAAATATATTTGATCCAACAGATGATAAACAATTTAATGAACTTTTAAAAAATAAAAGATTTAAGGCTTGGGTAAAAAGAAATAATAAAATATATAATGATGGTGCTCCGTCTTTAGGAGAACCAACTTTAAATGAAAAACAATTTTTAAAAACATTAAAAGAAAATGAATTTTATGAAGAAGGTGCAGGAAATTTTCTTGAACACGAAGATTTACATCCTATATTAAAAGATTTAGGTTATGATGGTTTTACAATGAGAGAATCTGATACTACAAATATAGGAATATTTTTAAATGATGAGGGAACATCTTCTGTATTAAAAACTTTAGATCAAAAGTTTAAAGGAGGTAGAATTATGTCTAATCCTTATGATAATTATAATACACAGAGGACAATATAATGGCAACAGAAAAGAATCCATTTGAACAAATACCAGAAGAAGTAACTAATGTTATTGAAATAACAAATCAAAAAGATATGGATGACGTTGAAGAACAAAGTATATCATTTGAACCATCAGAAGATGGAGGAGTTATTGTAGACTTTTCTTCTATGTCTACTGAGATGAGTCCTGAACCAGAGATTGCAGAGTTCTATGCTAATTTAGTTGAAGATTTTGATGAAGAAGATTTAGCAGAAATTTCACAAGATGTTAGAGATAAGTTTCAAGCAGATAAAGATTCTCGTTCTGAATGGGAGTCTATGTTTGAAAAAGGTTTTGATCTACTAGGATTAAAAATACAAGAAACATCAGAACCATTTGAAGGTGCATGTACAGCAGTACATCCTTTATTAATAGAGTCTGCTGTAAAATTTCAAGCTAAAGCATCTCAAGAATTATTTCCTCCAGGAGGTCCTGTCAAATCTCAAATATTAGGAGATGTAACTCCTGAAAAAGAAAGTCAAGCAAATAGAGTACAAAGCTTTATGAACTATCAAGTAACAGAGCAGATGCCTGAATACTTTGATGAGTTTGAAAGAATGTTATTTCATTTACCATTAATAGGATCAGCCTTTAAGAAAGTATACTATGATGCTAATTTAAAAAGACCAGTATCTGAGTTTGTTCCTATTGATCAATTCTATGTTTCTTACTATGCAACTAATTTAAGAAATGCAGATAGATATACTCATGTTATTTATAAAAATGCAGGAGACCTAAGAAAAGAAATAGCTTCAGATATTTATGTAGATGCTGATATAGGAGAACCTTCTGAAATTCCTTCAACAGGTTTTGCTGATAAAGTAGATACTATTCTTGGATTATCTCCAGCAGGAAATAATGATTCTCAATTTGTTTTACTAGAGCAACATACAGATTTAAATATAAAAGATTCTATGTGTGATGATGATGAATCACATCCTTATATTATTACTGTAGAAGAAGCATCAGGTGCTGTTTTAAGTATACGTAGGAATTATTCTCCTGATGATAATACAAAACAAAAACGAAGTCATTTTGTACATTATAAATTTGTTCCTGGATTTGGTTTTTATGGTTTAGGACTTATGCATTTCTTAGGTAATTTAACTATGAGTGCTACAGCAGCTATGAGATCATTAATAGATGCTGGACAATTTGCTAATTTACCTGGTGGGTTTAAAGCTAAAGGAGTAAGAATAGTTGGTGACAATGAACCAATAGCTCCTGGAGAATTTAAAGAGATTGAAGCAACTGGTGTAGATCTTTCTAAAGCAATAGTTCCTCTTCCATACAAAGAACCTTCTCAAACATTATATAATATGTTAAACTTTATTACTACAGCAGGACAAAAGTTTGCTGATAGTACAGAACAAATAGTTTCTGATGCAGCATCTTATGGACCTGTTGGTACTACAATGGCTTTATTAGAAGCATCTAGTAAATTCTTTTCAGGTATTCATAAAAGATTACACAAGTCTCAAAGAGATGAATTTAAAATACTTGCAAGAATAGATTATGAATATTTACCTCAAGAGTATCCATACGAAGTTCCTAATGTAAGTGAGTCTATATTTAAAAAAGACTTTGATGGTACAGTAGATGTTAT